GAAATCGTCAAAGCCGAAAACGGTCAGGCAGTTCAAGTCTCACTTCGACAAGGAATCACGCCAACTAAAGACCAACGCGGCAGCTCCCAACTTGTCCGATGGGGCAACTGCTACATCTCTGTAACCCATGAAGTAGATTTGTTCAAGAACTACCTCAATCAAAAAGACGGCATCTATCGCCACCGACTTTGCGTGTGGGATGATGATGTGAATTTGGTTGGCATCTCGCCAGAACCATTTAGCTTCTTAGATGGCAGGATTGAGTTCTGCGTAGGTGCAGCCGTGTTAGACGGAGATTTACTGCTATCGTTCGGGATGCAAGATAATGCCGCGTTCGTACTACGAACACCGGGCGCTCTTGTTGAGGACATGATAGCGGAGGCGCTGAGTGCTAATTGAGACTTTGATTGTTGACCTGTCTCACGATCCGTTTAACGCCAAGCTGAACTTTTATGTTGCGCAAGAATACAAGCGCCTGAATCAAACTGCGAGCGCCGTATCGTTTTACCTACGCACCGCAGAGTACGGCAAAGATACGCACCCGAGTTTGGTCTATGCCTCGCTTCTCAAACTAGCCGAATGTTTTGAGCATCAGCACGATAGGTTACACACCGTTAGCAACGCTCTTCTGCAAGCTATCGCCTATCTGCCCTATCGCCCAGAAGGATATTTCTTGATGGCGCGCTATCACGAACGCCAACAGAACTGGCAAGAGTGCTACACATGGGCTGAGATGGGATTGCACCAACAGACCCCGCCGCTTCCTGTTGATGTGGGATATACCGACTACGCACTAGCTTTTGAGAAAGCCGTTGCCGGTTGGTGGGTCGGTCGCAAAGATGAATCCGTTTTACTGTTTAAGCAACTGCTCGAAAAAGATTTAACGCCTGAATATCGCATCGCCGTACAAGATAATTTGAACCGCATATCATAAGGAGAACACATGGGTCTGCTTGACCGCTTCGCTGCGCGAGTAGCGTCAGAGATTGTCAAAGCACCAGCAGGATTACCTGTGGGCGCGGTTGCCATGACGGAATCACAAATGCGCAATAGTTCTATCAATCAGAACTCAGGTTACGGCACACAAGTTCCACTTCCGCGCGACCAAAACATTGCCAATGTTCCATTCAGCCCCGGTGTTCCACTTATCCCCGGCGCTATCAACCCATTGCAAGACCGTGGTCGCCCTGATCCACGCCGTTACGAGTTCCTTGTTGCTCAGAACATCAACATCACCGAAACTCGCCTTGTACCGTTCAAGACCCTACGCGCTGCCGCAGACCAGATTGACATCTTGCGCCGTTGCATCGAAGTATTGAAAAACAAGATTGCCGCGCTGGAATGGGATATTGTCATCTCACAAGCCGCCAGCGAAAAGATTATTGCTCAATCGGGTGGCAACCACCTACAGGCGATGAACAAAGCCCGCGACCAGTTCGCTCCTGAGATTGACCGCCTCGTTGATTTCTGGCGTATGCCTGATGTGCAAGAAGGTTTGACATTTGCCGATTGGCTCAAGCTCTCATTAGAAGAAATCCTTGTGCTAGACGCATGGGCTATCTGGCCCCAAAAGACCGTAGGCGGCGACCTCATGGGTCTGAAGGTTCTTGACGGCTCAACTATCAAGCCACTTATCAACGACCTTGGATTCCGCCCAACACCAGAACAAGGCCCTGCTTACCAACAGATTCTTTACGGCTTCCCTCGCACAGAATTTGATGTGACGGATGATGCCCCTGCTGCCGATGGTGAGTTCACTTCGGATCAGCTTGTCTATAACATCATGAACCGCCGTACATGGACTGTTTACGGCTACTCACCAGTTGAGCGTTCGTTGATGATTGCCGATATTTACCTGCGCCGTCAGCAATGGATTCGCGCCGAATACACCGATGGCGTTGTGCCTGAGATGCTATTCGAAACCGATGCAACATTCGGTAACAACCCAGAGTTGCTTCGTGCCTATGAGAACATCTTCAACGATGACCTTGCCGGACAGACCGAACAACGCAAGCGCGCTCGTTTACTTCCTGCGGGTATTAAGGCAGTTCAGTTTGATGGCTACGGCGAGAAATTTAAGGATGTCCTAGACGACTATCTCGTTACCTCTATCTGCGGTCACTTTGGCGTTATGCCTTCTGAGATTGGTTTCACCCCTAAGAGCGGTGGACTTGGCGGCAAGGGTCACCAAGACGGCGAAGCAGAGTCAGGTCAAGCTATCGGCGTTGATCCGATTTCGCAATGGCTCGGCAAGATTCTTACTAACATTTCCTACTCATTCCTCAATATGCCACGCGAGCTTGAGTTTAAGTTTATGAAGGCAGAGCGCCAAGACACCGAAGGCGTTGCCAAGCGTGACGACATCGTTGTTCGCAACGGCGGAATGACAGTTAACGAACACCGCGCTGAAGCTGGTATGCCTCTCTTGGATACTCCAGAAGCCGATATGCCTATCTTCGTTGCCGGACAATCCGTGTTTCTCTTTACTCCAGACGGCTTAGTTGCTGCTGGTACTTCACTAGACGAAAGCGGTATTCAGGACAACGAACCTTCTGCCACAGAAGCACCTGCTGAAAAGCCAGCAGAGCCAGCTCAGGAAGAAGTCAAGAAGTTCATCCGTTGGGTTCGCCGAGGCACACCAACCCGCGCTTTCAACTTTGAACATTTGGATCATGCCTACGCAGAGGTTCTTAACAAGTTCGTTGAGGAGAAAGACCTTGACGGCGCTCGCTGGTACGCCGAACGCTATTTGGGGTTGTAATGCAATGGCCCGCGCATGGCGCAACGGTTCGCATTGCTGCAAAACACGCTGACCGAATCCGTAAGGGATTCCAGAAAGCGTTTAACGCAGATGACATCGTAGAGCGTTGGTTTCACTCCCATATCGGGTCGGAATCAACTACAACACAACAAGCCCGCGATTGGGCAAGGACAAGCATTACACCTGACAAGAAGTATCTGCTTGATGCTTTGAAGCCACTCTATGCAGACGGTTGGGTTTTGGGAACTGTCTCAGGACAATATATGCTTCGGGGTATTGAATAAGCACCGAGCGTTGGCGTTGTTAACTGGGATACTTGGACACCCGGTAATCAAGCCGCGTCTGCACTTATAAAGCCTAAAGGCGGATTGCAAAATCTTCTTGACCGCCGAAATATCGTTTTAGACGGCATCACCGATACCAAACTGAATCGAATCGGTACAGTTTTAGGTCAGGCGCTCGCCGCAGGTATCACGCCGAAAGATGTCTCTGTTCTTGTTGACCAAGTAATCAACGATCCACAACAAGCTCTTGTTATTGCGCAAACCGAAATGTCTCGCGCAGTATCCGTAGCTTCCCGAGATTTGTACGAAACTTCAGGCGTTGAGCAAGTCGAATGGCTAGTAGCTATCGGATGCGAAGATTGCCAAGAAAACGCCGATGCCTCACCAATTGGCATAGATGAAGTCTTTCCTTCGGGAGATACAGAACCACCAGCACACCCCAACTGTATGTGCGCGCTTGCGCCGTACATGGTTGATACCAGCACCCTATAAGGAGAAAACATGGCAGCACCACTTCAACACGGCACAATAACCGTAGGCACAACCGCGACTAGCTTGTTTGTCGTGCCAACAGGTATTCGCCGCGCACTTCTATACATCCGCAACAACGATTCCTCAAAGACCGTTTATATCGGTGACGGAACTGTTACTTCAAGCGGTGCTACACAGGGCTTGCCTATCCCTGCTGCTACAACTCAGGCAATTGAATTTACCGCCGGAACAACAATCTCTGTGATTGCTTCTGGCGCTTCAACATCCGTCTCTTATCTCTGGACAGCAGGTAACTAATGAATAAAGACTTCGCAACCTCGTATGCCGCCATTGTTAAGGCTGACAAGCAAGAAGATGGCTCGCTTATGGTTTACGGCAAGGCAACTGATGACTCTATTGACATGGACAATCAGATTTGCGATGCCACTTGGCTAGATAGCGCAATGCCAGCTTGGTTCAAGTCTGGTGGAAATATCCGTGAACAACATTCAAACATCGCGGCAGGAGTGGCTAAAGAATATGAAGCGAAAACTGACGGTCACTACATTACTGCTCATGTTGTTGATCCTGTTTCTGTTAAAAAGGTCGAGGCGGGCGTTCTTAAGGGATTCTCAATAGGAATCAAAGCCCCACGCGTTGTTCGTGACCAGAAGGCGGCTAACGGTCGCATCATTGACGGTCAGATTATTGAAGTGTCACTCGTTGACCGACCAGCCAACCCTAACGCCAAGCTCATCATGGCTAAGAGCGTTGAAGGCGAATCATCATTGGTACAGGTTGAAGAACTGCACGAATACAAAGCACCACTTCCTAGCGAGATTGTTAAGCGCGAAGTTTCTGCCGAAGAGCGTCAGCGCCTAGCGGATCGCGGAGCTGCGATGCCAGACGGTTCGTATCCTATTGCCAATGTCAGCGACCTCAAGAACGCTATTCAGGCGTTTGGTCGCGCTAAGAATCCATCAGCCGTTAAGAAGCACATCATCCGCCGCGCTCGCGCATTAAACGCTCTTGATGTTCTTCCTGACGAATGGAATGTAGGAAAAGCACTAAAGGGCATCACCGCCGATAGTGTGAAGTTTGACCAAGATGCCTTCGAAGTTGCCCGCCGCGCTATCGCTCAACTGATTCAAGTTGAAGCTGGCGAAATGGGTGACGGCGAGGACGAAACCTATTCCCTCGGCCAGCTTGTTGAGGTTGCTAATCACCTCATGGCTTGGTACGCAGGGGAACAACAAGAGGGAGAAACAATGCCAGAATCAATCGAGTTGTCCGCTGCGGCTGACACGGTAAAAGAGCCTGACACAACCGCCGGATGCGATTGTGCTGGCTGCAAGTCCTGCAAGACCGATGGCGGATGCGATGACAAGATGTGCAAGGGTCATCACATGGACGCTGAAAAGTCAGAAACCATTGACAAGTGCCTAGAGTGCGGTTGCCACAAGCCAACCGAATCTCATGGCGCATCACAGGTTGTTGATGTCACCGCACCGGGAGGAATCCCAACGATGGCAAATGTCAGCACCGTTGATACACTTAACACCGATGGTTCAGTAAAGTCTGCTGAAGCAGACGCACCAGCCGAAGAAAAGGCTGAAGAAGTTGCCGAAGTTGCAACTGAAGAAGTTTCCGAAGCAGAGCCAGAGGTTCTAGCCGAGGAAAAATCCCTGCTTAGTGATGATGTTGTAAACGCCATCATTGAAAAGGCCGTGTCTATGGCTACGGAATCTGTGAAAGCAGAAGTTGAGCTTGCTAAGTCTGCAATTGAGGCAGCCGAGAGCAAGGCAGCATCGCTTGAAACCGAACTAGCACAGGCTAAATCTCTTGCAATGGGTGGCGCTCCAAAGCGCGCTGCTATTGCGGCAGGTAAAACCCCAACAAATGATCTGCTTGTTAAGGCTGCGCAGTATTCTGCAAAAGCCGCTTCAGCAACAGATTCCGTACTCGCTAAGGGCTACCGCGAAATGGCAAATGAGCTAATCGCGCAAGCCAACAAGAGCGAATAAACCGAAAGGAAACACATGGCCCAGATGCCACGCGCAAATGACCTGTTTTCTGATGTGGACTCTGCTAAATCAGCAGCGTCACGCATGGATGAATACACAGAGGTTCTTGGTAAGGCGTTGACCAACGCTTCATCAGTTCCCGGTCAAGCACCAGCTCCAGATGCAACTGCACAACTTGAGGCTCTTGTAGCTAACAAGTCAATGTCACCAGATGCTATTGGCGCATTGAACTCCGCTTTGGCTGCACAACGCCAAGCACAGGCTGACATCGTTAAGGACATCAGCCTTACAACTCCATTGTCAACATCTTTCGCAGCCTTCGACCTCGAAGCACCTGCAAAGCTTTTGACACCACGCCCAACACCACTTCGTAACAAGCTCCCACGCAAGAAGGGTGTCGGTACTTCACACCGCATCAAGCGCATTACTGGTTACACCGGTACTGGCACAGGCGGACAAGGACAAATCTGGCCCGGTATTACCGAGACCACAACTAACACCTTTGGTTCAGTTGCTTACGAGCGTGGCCCAAAGATTTCTTACACCGCTGATGATTTAGTGTTGCCATACAACACCTACTCACTTAGCGATAGCGTTTCATTTGATGCTAACTTCTCAGGTCTTGGATACCAAGATTTGCGTCAGTTGTCATCAACATCAACACTTTATGCAACAATGTTGATGGAAGAGCGTATGCTTCTTATGGCTCGCGGAACTGCATCAGGATACTCAGGCGCACTTTCAGCTCCAACCGTATCTCTTGCTGCTGCTAACGCAACAGGCACACAGACCGCTCTTGCTGCAAGCACTACATTCTATGTTTATGTAACTGCTGATGCTGGTGCGTTCGGACAGTCTGTTCTTTCAAGCGTACAGTCACAGGCGACATCTTCAGGTTCACAGGTTCTTACAATCACCGTGACTCCTGTTACTGGCGCTCTTGGCTACAATGTTTATGTTGGTACAACCACAGGTGCAGCTAACGCTCACTTCGTTGGTCGTTTCACAGGCTTGACTGCAACCCTTCAGGGCGCAGCTTCAACCCAGACAACAAACAACAACCTTGTATTCAACACCACCGGAGTTTTGGCTTCAACCATTACTGGTGACACCTCAGCTTACGCAACTGGCTATGATGGAATCATTCCTACATTGCTCGGTTCTGCTGGTGGATACAACAACAACATCAACGCACAGTTCTCTACCTCTAATCCGGGTAACGAATACCAGACCGTTTTCTACAACCTCTACAACAATGTTAAGGCAGACCCAAGTGAGATTCTCATCAACGGTTCTGACCGCAAGCAGTTGTCAGATGCAATTAAAAACGGATCAACCGCTAACTACCGTCTGAACCTTACTCAGACTGATGCTGGCGATTATGTTGGCGGAGCTACCATCGGTGGTCTCTACAACGAAATCACAGGCTCTTTGGTTGACATTACTGTTCACCCATGGTTGCCACAGGGCGTTTCACCTGTTATGTCATACACATTGCCTATCCCAGACACAGAGGTTTCTGATTGCTGGGCAGTATTCAATGTTACTGATTATATGGGAATTCAATGGCCTGTCACTCAGTTCAGCTACGATTTTTCAACTTATTTCCGTGGAACATTCATGGCACAAGCACCAGCTTGGTCGGGAATTGTTTCAGGAATTGCGTCTGCATAATCGTAAAGACACAGAGCAAGGCGCATCTCGCGGTGCGCCTTGTCTCACTTAAGGAGGCAAACACATGACACGCTTTATCCCACCACAAGGTATGCGTTCAATCGGAATTGAAACAAAAGACGGCACAAAAACAATTAGGGCTGGCAAAGACGGAACTTTTACCGTCAACAATCCTAAGTTGGCGAAGAAACTGAAGGCAGAAGGCTTGGGAATCGCTAGCACCGCTGGCGTTATCCGAAATCAATCAAGTGTTGGATTCACCTGCCAAAAGTGCGGGTTCGGCTCATTCTTCAAAAAATGCTCAAAGTGCGGAGAAATAAATGGCTAATGCA